GGTGGAAGCGGCCTGCGAATCGGCAAAGCAAAACCCCGGTGAAGAGAATTCCTTCAGGCAGCTGCGCCTTAATCAATGGGTAAAGCAGGCTGTCCGCTGGATGCCAATGGATAAATGGGACGCCTGCGCCTTTCCGGTCAATGAGGACGACCTCGAAGGCCGTGTCTGCTATGGCGGTCTTGACCTGTCCTCCACTACGGATATTACTTCCTTTGTACTGGTATTCCCGCCACGGGATGAAGACGACAAGTATGTGATCCTCCCGTACTTCTGGGTACCAGAGGATACGCTGGAGCTTCGCGTGAGACGCGATCACGTGCCCTATGACACTTGGGAGAAGGAAGGCATGCTGCAGACCACCGAGGGCAATGTCATCCATTATGGCTATATCGAGAAATTCATCGAGCGCCTCGGCGAGCGCTTCAATATCCGCGAGATCGCATTCGACCGCTGGGGAGCAGTCCAGATGGTTCAGAACTTGGAGAACATGGGCTTTACTGTCGTGCCCTTCGGACAGGGCTTTAAGGATATGAGCCCGCCCACAAAGGAACTCATGAAGCTGACACTTGAGCAAAAGCTCGCTCACGGCGGCCACCCGGTGCTCCGCTGGAATATGGATAACATCTTCATCCGTACTGACCCAGCCGGAAATATCAAGGCTGACAAGGAAAAATCTACAGAGAAGATCGACGGTGCTATCGCCACCATCATGGCGCTTGACCGTGCGATCCGCTGCGGCAATGACAACGGTGCTTCTGTCTATGACGACAGAGGCATTTTATTTATCTGAAAGGCAGGTGATCAATATGAGCATATTTTCAGGACTGTTTCGTTCAAGAGATAAGCCTACCAATTCAACAACCGGAAGTTCCTACCGCTTCTTCTTCGGCGGCACGACCTCCGGCAAGGCTGTAACGGAGCGCTCCGCCATGCAGATGACGGCGGTCTACTCCTGCGTGAGGATTCTGTCCGAGGCGATTGCAGGACTGCCGATTCACCTCTATCGATACGGCGAAGGCGGCAGCAAGGAAAAAGCGATAAATCACCCGCTATACTTCCTGCTTCACGATGAGCCAAATCCGGAAATGACATCCTTTGTATTCCGGGAAACATTGATGACGCACCTACTCCTGTGGGGAAACGCCTACGCGCAGATCATTCGAAACGGCAAAGGTGAAGTGATCGCACTCTATCCTCTGATGCCAAATCGTATGACGGTCAACCGCGATGAAAACGGTGAGCTTTATTACGAATACCAAACATCACAGGATGAGGCGCACACGATGAATGGCAGCCGTGTAAGACTCCAGCCGTCCGACGTGCTGCATGTTCCCGGCCTTGGCTTTGACGGCCTTGTGGGCTACAGTCCGATTGCAATGGCTAAAAATGCCATCGGCATGGCAATAGCCTGCGAAGAATACGGCGCTAAGTTTTTTGCAAACGGCGCGACTCCCGGCGGCATCTTGGAGCATCCCGGTGTGGTAAAAGATCCGGAGCGTGTAAGAGAAAGCTGGAACTCTGCTTTCGGCGGCAGCTCTAATGCAAACAAGGTGGCTGTGCTGGAGGAAGGCATGAAATATACGCCTATCTCCATCTCACCGGAACAGGCGCAGTTTTTAGAGACACGTAAATTCCAGATCAATGAAATCGCACGTATCTTCCGCATCCCGCCTCACATGATCGGCGATCTTGAGAAATCGAGTTTCTCAAATATCGAGCAACAGTCGCTGGAATTTGTGAAATACACGCTCGACCCGTGGGTATGCCGCTGGGAACAGTCCATGCAGAGAGCCCTGCTCTCTACGGATGAAAAGAAGGACTACTTCTTCAAATTCAACGTGGACGGTCTGCTCAGAGGCGACTACCAGAGCCGCATGAACGGCTATGCGGTCGGACGCCAAAATGGCTGGATGTCCGCTAACGATATCCGGGAACTTGAAAACCTCGACCGTATTCCAGAGGAGGAAGGCGGCGACCTGTACCTGATCAATGGCAATATGACCAAGCTCAAGGACGCAGGTATTTTTGCGGCCTCAGCACAGACGCAGGAGGAAGCTGATGAAACGAAGGAAACACAAACCGAACCGGAACCCGAAGACGGGCGCACCCGGTTCAGAAAGAAGGAGGCACTATGACCAGAAAGTTTTGGAACTGGGTGCGAAACGAGGAGCCGGACAGCTTTGGCTCCGACCGAACGCTCTACCTCGACGGGGAAATTTCCGATGAAACGTGGTTCGGCGACGAAGTAACACCCAAGCTATTTAGTGATGAACTGCATGCAGGAGATGGAAACATCACCCTCTGGATCAACTCTCCGGGCGGTGATGTTTTTGCTGCTGCACAGATCTACAACATGCTGATGGATTACCCACATGATGTGACGGTCAAGATTGATGCTCTTGCTGCTTCGGCGGCATCGGTTATCGCTATGGCCGGAACAAAGGTCTGCATGAGTCCTGTGGCCATGATGATGGTACACAACCCTGCGACCATCGCCATCGGTGATACTGAGGAAATGCAGAAAGCCATCGACATGTTAAACGAAGTCAAGGAATCCATTATGAATGCCTACGAAATCAAGTCCGGGCTCTCCCGTCACAAGATTTCACAGCTCATGGATGCCGAGACATGGATGAACGCCAAAGAAGCCGTGAAGCTCGGCTTTGCTGACGAGATTCTGTTCAGAGAAGGAGAGAAATCCGTCCCGGAGGATACGGCTGACGCGGAGAAGCTTTTCTCTCGCAAGGCCGTCACTGATTCACTGCTTTCCCGACTGATTCCTAAGAAAAAGCCGGAAGCAAATAAACACATGGTACCAGTAACCGATCTTGAGAAGCGCCTTTCGCTTCTCGCACATTAAAGGAGGATTTTTACTATGACTCAGATTATGGAACTCATGGACAAGAGAGCGAAGGCATGGGAGGCCGCTAAGGCGTTTCTTAATAGCCACTCTCAGAACGGCGGCATGGTTTCTGCGGAGGACGCCGCAACCTACGACAAGATGGAAAAGGAAGTCACCGACCTCACCAAGGATATCGAGCGCCTGCAGCGTCAGGAGCAGATCGACAAGATGATGAGCGCACCGACTTCTACTCCGCTCACTGGAAAGCCCGGTGTAAAGGATGAACCGGAGGATAAGCCCGGCAGAGCTTCTGCAGCCTATAAAAAGGCCTTCTGGGACAACATCCGTCATCCCGGCAATCCCGCAATCCGCGATGTACTTGAGGAAGGAACCGATGCAAACGGCGGATACCTTGTTCCGATTGAATTCGAGCACACCCTTGTTCAGGCGCTCAATGAAAACAATATCATGCGTACTATCGGCTGCAAGGTCATCACCACGCAGAACGAGCGCAAGATCCCTGTGGCAAATGGTCACACGCAGGCGACGTGGACTGCCGAGAACGGTGCCTACACCGAGAGCAATCCGACCTTCGCGCAGACCAGCATTGACGCTTTTAAGCTGACTGACCTCATCAAGGTGTCCGACGAGCTGCTTTCCGACAGCTTCTTTGATATCGAAGGTTACATCTCTGAGGAATTCGGTCGCGCCTTCGGTGAAGCTGAAGAAGATGCCTTCATCAACGGTGCTGTGCAGACCGGCCAGACGGCTATCGACAGACCTACTGGCCTGTTCATTCCTTCTGCCGCTGGTGGTGCTCCTTCCGGCGTAACCGCAGCTTCCGCTACGGCAATTACCGCCGATGAGCTGATCAGCCTTGTGTACTCTCTCAAGGCACCGTATCGCAGCAAGGCGAAGTTCCTCATGAATGATGCCACTGTCGCAGCTATCAGAAAGCTCAAGGATCTGAACGGCGTCTATGTATGGCAGCCTGCTCTTACTGCCGGAGAGCCTGATAGACTGCTTGGCTATCCGCTCTACACCTCTCCGAAGGTACCTACAATGGCCGCAGGTGCAAGAGCCATCGCATTCGGCGACTTCTCCTGCTACTGGATTGCTGATAGAGCCGGTCGCACAATCAAGCGCCTCAACGAGCTTTACGCTACCAACGGTCAGGTCGGCTTTACCTGCACGGAACGTGTTGACGGCAAGCTGATCCTTTCCGAAGGCATCAAGATTCTTGACATGAAGGCAACTTCCGGTTCTTAAGACAGGGAGGTGAACGACCGTGGCTTTGATTTCAACTGAAGATGCGAAGGCCTATCTGCGCGTAGATTCGTCGGATGAGGATGCCACGGTCGGTATCCTCTTGGCCTCCGCAATTCGCTTATGTATTGATATTGCAAGACTTACGGATGATCAGTGGGAAGTGATCGACTCCGATGCTGCTTCTTCTGATGAATATACCGAAGCGGAGCTGTCTGCAATCCGGGAAACCATGAAGGTCGCTATCCTCTATACCTGTGCCTATCTCTTTGAGCACAGGGAGGAAGCCGACCACCATGCTCTTACCATGACACTACGCTCACTTCTTTTTGCAATACGGGAAGGAGCGTTTTCATGAATATAGCAGCTATGAGGGTGCGCATCACTTTCCAGAAAAATACGGTCATCGTCGACAAATACGGAAACCACAAAACCGGCTGGGCGGATTATTTCTCCTGCTGGGCGACTGTCGGCACGAGCTCCGGTTCCGAATCTTCCGGTGTAGTCATCAATCCGGAGGAATCGCTGGACTTCACCTGCCGCTACTGCTCTGAGCTTGCGGATGTGGAATCGACAAAATACCGGATCATCGCGGAAGGCCGCACCTACAACATCACCTATGTGAATCCGATGGGCTATAAGCATAACAGCCTGAAATTCAACTGCAAGCTGGAGAAGAACGCATGAGTAGAAATGTATCAATAAACGAGATGGGCGACGCCATTATGGAGGAACTCGAAAAATATTCAAAGCTCGCCACAGATGACATGAAGGCCGCTGTGAAAGAAACTGCTGCTTCCGTCCGTAAGGATATTCAGGCAGGCGCTCCGGTTGATACCGGTAAATACAAGAAAAGCTGGTCAGTCAAGAATATGCATGAGGATTCACAGAGCATTGACCTTGTAGTGCATTCGAGGAACCGCTATCAGCTGGCACACCTTCTGGAGCATGGACATGTGAAACGAGGCGGCGGACGTGTTCCGGCACAGCCTCATATCGCCTCAGCCGAGGAGCGCGGAAACGAAAAGCTCGTCAATACTATCAAGCAGAAGCTGGGAGGTGGATCATGACATACGACGATGTAATCACCATGTTAGAGGAAGCCGGTCTGCCGCTTGCCTACGACCATTTTGCCGAAGGCGAGTCACCAGACCCACCCTTCCTCGTTTTTCTATATCCGGGCTCTGACAATATGTTCGCGGATGACACAGTGTTTCAGAAAATTGATGAGCTGAACATCGAATTATACACGGACGTAAAAGACCCGGAAACAGAAACCCAGATCGAGGACATCTTAATCGCCCACGACCTGCCTTATGAGAAATCTGAGGTATGGATCGAGT